GCGAGCTGGCAGCCGTCTAAGGATGGATGGGTGCAGGAAGACTGCATCCGCATCGCTGAGTACTTCTATTGCACGTACCGGAAGGACCGGGCTTGTCTGCTGGCGGATGGCTCTACAGTCCTGAAGAGCGAGCTTCCCGAGGGTGCGCAGGTTCTCGAAGAGCGTGATACCGATGTCCCGGAGTGGAAGTGGTGCAAACTCGTCGGTGGGTACGACGAGCCCAAGGAAAAGAAGGACTGGGCTGGCCGGTATCTGCCTATCGTTGCTGTCGTTGGCAAGGAACTGAACGTTAACGGCAAGATTGTCCGCAAGGGCATCGTCCGGGATCTGAAAGACCCGGCCCGGATGGTGAATTTCAGCTATTCCGAGGCCATCCAGACGCTTGCGTTGCAGAACAAGGTGCCGTACATCGCGGCTGCTGAGGCGATCGAGGGCTACGAGGACGAGTGGAAGAACGCCAATACGTCGAACAAGGCGTATCTGCCGTTCAATGCGTTTGACGACAACTCGAACCCGCTACCCAAGCCTGAGAGGCAGCAAGCCGCAGTCATGCCGGCTGCTCAAGTTCAGATGCTCCAGTTGTCTACGGAGCAGATGCGGGCTGCGTCGGGTCAGCAGAACGCCAACTTCGGCATCAAGTCCGAGGCGCAATCGGGTGTCGGCATCCAGCGCCTCAAGGTTCAGGGTGAAACGGCAACGTTCCACTTCCCGGACAACCTGCGTCGTGCGTTGCAGTACGAAGCCAAGATACTGATCGACCTGATCCCCAAGATCAACGACACACAGCGCGTCATGAGAATCCTTGGCCTTGATGGCAAGGAAGAGAAGGTGATGCTCAACCCTGAGATGCCCCAGGCATACCAGGAGAGCGAGGACGTTGAGGGTCAGATTGAGAAGATCTTCAACCCCACTGTCGGCCTGTATGACGTGGCGATCGACACCGGCCCGAGCTTCCAGACCCAGAGGCAAGAGAGCTTTGCCATGCTGTCCGAGATGGCGAGCAACGCGCCGAAGATTATGGACGTGGCTGGTGATCTGATCATCCGCAACTCTGACATTCAGGGTGCTGAACAGATCGCTGACCGGATCGAGAAGACCCTTCCGCCTGGCCTGGCAGGGAAGGGGAACCAAGCCGCTCAACTCGCTCAACAGCTCCAGGAGTTCCAGCAGAAGGACCAGATGCACCAACAGGTCATCGGGAAGATGCAGGAGCATATTGACAAGCTGGAGCAGGAGAAGCAAGGCAAGGTCATCGAGAACCAAGCCAAGATCGAGATGGCGATGATCAAGCAGCGCACCGATGCTTCGCAAGGTGTTGCGGATCACGGCATCGATGCCTACAAGGCCGAGACCGAGCGCATGCAGGTTCTCGCCCCTGCAATCGACCCTGCACAGATCCAAGCGATCGTGCAGCAGACGCTACAAGAGATTCTGGGTGGACCTCCACCGCAACCGACACAACCCACGGAACCGCCTCAGGGCGGTTTTTTTATGGGCGAGTCACCTCCAGCAATGGACGCTACCGGCGCGCAGCCGGGTCTAGGCGTTGAGCCTAACCTTTCCGAAGGAAACCCAAATGTCTGAAACGACAGGGCAGGAAGCGCCCGCTGTAGCCAGCGAAACCCCCAATCCTGAAGCCGTACAGGACAACAAAGCGGCGCAACCGGAAGTGGACACGCAGGACACGTCCGAGGAAAGCACTGCGGAAACGAAGACGTTCACCCAAGAGGAACTGAACGACATCGTTAAGAAGGAAAAAGCTCGTGCTGAAGCGAAAGCAGAGCGAAGGGTACTGAAGGCACTGGAGCGTCTGACGCCCCAAGCGCCCCAGCAACAGTTTGAACAGCGCCAGGACGCAAAGCCGGCCCGCCGTGAAGGCGAGGGCGACGATGCTTACCTTGACCGCTTGACAGACTGGAAGCTGGATCAGCGCGATCGTGCCAGTCAGCAGCAGAAGGCCCAGGAGCAGACGAAGACTCTTGCATCGAAGACGGAACGCATGTACGCGGAAGCGGCCAAGCAGCCCGGATTTGATCGTGAGGAGTTCGATTCTCTTCCTCTGACGCCGGTCATCGCGGAAGCGCTGATCGACTCGGACCAGGGCGCGAAACTGATGGCGTACATGTCGGCCAATCCTGATGAGGTGAGCCGCATTTCAGCCCTGAGCCCTGCCAGGCAGGCAGCAGAAATCGGGAAGTTGGAAGCCAAGATGGCTACTGCTCCCAAGACCTCCAAAGCACCCGCGCCGATCAATCCGATCGGGTCACGCGGAAGCGGAAACGGCGGGGATGCCGCTTCGATGAGCGTTGACCAGTGGGCCGCGCACATGAAGAAGCACGGTTCCCGATGGGTTCGCTAAATCAACCAAACCAAGGCCCCGAAAGGGGCTTTTTCATTGAGGAAATGAAATGAGCAACGTACTTGCTACCTGCTCCATCATCGCGAAGACCGCTCTTCCGATCCTGGAGAACATGCTGACGTTTTCGAAGAACGTCAATCGCGACTGGGAATCCGAGTTCACCAGCAACATGGGTCGTGGCTATGCCCCCGGCAACACCATCAACATCAAGAAGCCGCCGCGCTACACCTATCGCGCTGGCCGTGTCGCCACTCCCCAGGCGACTGTTGAATCCACGGTCCCGCTGACTCTCTCTCAAGGTGGTTGCGACCTGCAATTCACCTCGAACGAGATGACGCTTTCGCTGACCAAGCTGGAGGACAAGGTTGCCGCGGCTATCGCTCCGGTGGCGAACGAGATCGACCGTCAAGGTCTGCAGCTCGCTCACTACTCGACCTTCAACGCCCTGAACGCGACCGGCGCTCTGCCGACGACTCAGGCGCTGGCTGTCGCTGCGATGACTGACGTGAACCGTCGTCTGGACGAAATGGCCGCTCCTGTGAAGGATGGCAACCGCAACTTCATCATGAACCCGGCTTTGAACGGCGCGATGATCCAGGGCTACGCTGGGCTGTTCAACATGAGCGAGCGCATCAATGGTCAGTACCGCACTGGCTACATGCAGGACTCGTTCGGCATTCGTCCTGGCATGGACCAGAACGTTGACGTTCACACGAACGGCGCTGCGACCGCAACCAACATCAACGGCGCCGGCCAAACCGGCTCGTCGATCACGGTTGTGGCTGTGGCTGGTGGCACGCTGACTCGCGGTACTGTGATCACGCTCCCGGGTGTGTTCGCTGTCAACCCGCAATCGCGTACCTCCACGGGCGTTCTCGCGAACTTCGTGGTTACTGCCGATGTGGCCGCTGGTGCGACCTCGATCCCGATCAGCCCGGCGATCGTCACTTCGGGTGCTTTCCAGAACGTCAGCGCCTCGCCGACGACTGCTCAGCCCTACGTGATCATCGGCGCTGCCTCGACCAGCTATGCAACGAACGTTGCGTACCACAAGGATGCCTTCACCCTCGCGATGGTCCCCCTGTGGGCTCCTCCGGGCGGCAAGGGCGTCATCGACGTTGCCCAAGAGACGCACGAAGGCTTCACCGTCAAGGTGACGCGCTTCTATGACGGCGTGAACGACAACGCCATCACTCGTCTCGACGTGCTCTTCGGGTGGGCTGCCACTTATCCGGAGCTCTCCGTCAAGTACTACACCGTCTAAGGAGCCATCATGATCCTGCTTAACCGTGCCTACAAAGGCTATCTCTCCGGCACCATCGTGCAACTGCCGACCTCGGAAGAGGCTGCGCTGATTGCACAGGGCTGGGCTTCTACCTCGGCTGGTCCTGTGACTGGTGGTGCTGTCACCGCCAACGTCAACCAGGGCCGTGCTGGTGTTGCGATCGGTGCGGCTTCGGTTGTCATCACCAACAACCAAGTCACCGCCGAGTCCAAGGTGTTTGCGGTGGTGGCCCAGGCTGCTGCTGACGGCACCGCTTTGCGTGTGGAGCGCATCGTCTGCGCTGCCGGCTCGTTCACGATCTACGTGACCGCTGCTGCTACGGCTCTGACGAGCGTTGACTGGGTGCTGTTCGCCCCCACGGGCCTGACCACGACCAACTAAGGTCCTAGCCCCTTCTCACGAGGGGGCTTGCGCCTTGGAGGAACCATGCAGACCACTGCCCGAGCAATCATCACCAGAGCGTTGCGACTGTTGAAAGTCATCGCCGCCAACGAGTCCGGGGATGCTGCCGACCTCGATGTTGGTTTCAACTCGCTCAACGACATGCTGGATTCCTGGTCCATCAACCGGAACAACCTGCTTGCGACGGTCATCGAGACTTTCCCGCTGGTGAACAACCAGGCCAGCTACACGATCGGCACTGGTGGCAACTTCAGCACCACGCTTCCGATGAAGGTGGAGGAATCGTCCTTCATCTCGTATCAAGGGGTGGACTACCCGCTTCGGAGCATCACCGAGGACACCTATTCTCAGATCCCGTTCAAGACGAACGGCGGCATTCCTGAGGTGTTCTGGTTCGATCCGTCTGCAACGCTGGCAACGATCTACTTCTACCCAGTCCCCCAGACCCTCCAATCCATCCAGATGCACTCGTTGAAGCCCATGACGGCGTTTACGAGCCTGGATGCGTCCTACACCCTCCCGCCCGGCTACAAGGAAGCGCTCCAGTTCTCACTCGCTGAGGCTTTGGCTTCCGAGTTCGAGACCGAGGCACCCAAGTTCGTGATCTTGAAGGCGATGACCCTTCGCAGGTCGCTCCAGCGCAAGAATGTTGTTGTTCCGGACATGACCATCGATCAGGTTCCCGCTCCGCAGAACACCACGTTCTTTGATTGGCGGTACGGGGCATGAAAGCAATCCCCGGCTTTGTTGGGCCTGCCTACGAAGCCCCTTCGCTTTCTGTCAATCACCAGCGGTGCATTAACTTCCTGCTGGAGATCGACAAGAACCAAGCCAAGACGCCGACTGCTATGTATGGCGTGCCTGGTCTTGAGTTGCTGTCTACGCTCGCTCCTGGTGCCGTGAAGGGTCTGATCGAGGTCAATGGCGAGCTGTACGCCGCTGTTGGGCAGGCATTCGGCCGGGTAAATTCTGACTGGACCTTCACCGCACTGGGGACGTACTCCGGTACGGCTCGCATCACCATGGTGGACAACGGTCTCCAAGTCTTGGTGATCGATGGTCTGTCGGGGTTCGTGTACGACATCGCAGCGGGGACGTGGACACAGATTACTGACCCTGGGTTCGTTTATGGCTCGACTCAGGGCACGTATCAGGACGGGTATGGAATCGTTGCCCTGCCTGACTCGCAGCAGTTCGGCATTTCTGGGCTGTACGACTTCATGACCTGGGATGCAATCGACTTCGCATCTGCCGAGGGTCTGCCGGATGATGTTTCGACGGTGATCAGCAACCACCGGCTGCTGCATGTGTTCGGCACGGGGACTCTGGAGCTGTTCGTCAATGCTGGTGATGGGACGTTCCCATTCCAGCGGATGGATGGCGCGTTTTACGAAGTAGGGTGCTCGGCTCCGTACTCTGCTGCTGTTGCTGATGATTCGGTGTTCTGGCTGGGCAACAACCTGCAAGGCGCTCTCGCTGTCTACCGGATGCAAGGGTCAACGCCCCAGCGCATCAGCACTGTGGCCCTGGAGAACGAGCTTGCGTCCTATGAGGATGTGAGCGATGCCTTCGGGATCGGCCTCGACATCCGCCGTCACCCTGTCTACATGCTCGTGTTCCCCACGGCCAACAAGACTTGGTGCTATGACGCCCATTCGGGATCTTGGTTCGAGTGGCTGGAGTACGACAGCCCATCATTCAACCGCTACCGCCTGAACTGCTTCGCCAAAGCCTTCGGGAAACTGCTCGTTGGTGACTATCGGGACGGCCGGCTGTATGACATGTCTTTCGACGTGTTCAAGAACGGTGACGACCCGATCCGCTCTCTTCGCATGTCGCCGTACATCTGGAGGAACGGGGATCGGCTGTTTCATACCCGGCTTGAGTTGCTGATGGAAGCTGGGGTAGGCCTCTCGTCTGGTCAAGGCTCTGACCCGCAAGTGATGCTCCGTTGGTCGGATGACGGCTACACCTGGTCAAACGAGGTTTCCAGAGGCTTCGGGGCACAAGGCGAATACTCCAAGCGCGTGATCTTCACCCGGCTTGGATCTGCCCGGAACCGTATGTATGAAGTGTCGATCACCGACCCAGTAAAGCGCGTGATCCTTGGTGCGTTTGCGGAGGTCTCATGAAGCCGCAAAGCGTTCCACGCGTCAATCTCAAGATTGCCGATGTGATGCAGGAGGGTGGGGGTCTGGTCGCCAAGATGAACGTCTGGCTCCAGCAGTGCCTCTACCTGCTCGGCCGCAATCCAGCGCCAGCCGTAGCGGCTCAAGCAGTCGGAGCAAGTCCCTACACCTACACGAACAACGGTGATTTCGATGTCACTGCGCTGGTGACTGGCGGGACGGTTTCCGCAGTGGATTTCACCCGCGATGGAACGAACTTCTTCACCGTCGCAACCGCTTCCCCGGCAACTGTGACCCTCAACCCTGGAGACGCCGTGCGGATTACGTGGGCCGTCCTTCCAACCCTAACCCTGATCCCCCGATGACCACGATTTGGAAAGCCAAAGTGCAGGACGGCCAGTTGGTGCCGATGCCGGCCAAGGAATCGGTGCGTCGTCGGCTCTTTGCTCTCCAGCACGGTGTTCAGAAGGAG